GGGTTTTTGATCACTACTGCTTCTCCACAATCTGGGTTCCATCAGGTTTGCGGCCATTGCTGACTGTGATCTGATAACCTTTTCCTCTTTTTCTGATGCTTGCCATATATCAATTTCCTTTCTGTTGCGATGTCGCAACGGTAAATTTGGGTACAAAAATAACGCCCCTTGCAGGACGCTGCGGAAAATGATATAATTCAGGTGTTCAAGCTGATATATCTTTCCGGGTATCCGGCAAGAGAAAATCTATGTAAAGCCGTTCGGTACGCCAATACCGGGCGGTTTTTCATTTACTTTACAAATTGTTGTATATAACTAAATGACATGATATTATAAGTATAGATAATAAATTATACGAGCCTGCGGATAGCAGAAACGATGGAGTCTGTGTTCCATCCAACAGTCTCATTGGCATACAAAGATACATATGCGGGCATCATAGTATTGCCCCATGGACGGATGCCGAGAATTGGCTTGCCCATTCGCACAGATTCATCAATTTCATATTGCATCCATTCGCGATAAGAAGTGTACATACCTGCAATGACGATTGTTATTTGAGATGGGGCGATTTTTTGCGTGATAAGCCTTCTGATTTCAGCATTTGTGGCTGGTGTTCCTGCTGGGAAAAGAGGTTTCTCACGTGGGGCTGAATAATTGCGATATGAAAAGTAATTGGCATTATTCAGCAATTTAACAAGATTGTCGTAATCGGCACCATATTTCCATGCGTGGCTGATAAATAATCTGTAATCGTATAAAGTTGGCATTTGGTTCTCCTTTCAATTATTATGAGGTGATTAGATATGAAATTTCGTAAAAAACCAGTAATCGTTGATGCTTATCAAATCGATCATGAGGAAATAATTCACACATTAGAAGGCGATATGAAAGCATCCCCGGGAGACTGGATCATTACTGGTGTAAACGGGGAAAAATATCCCTGCAAGCCGGATATTTTTGAAAAGACTTATGAGCGTATTAATTAGCATCCTGCTTTGAGTTACCTTTTTCTGCAGTGTTGATGCTTTTCCAATGGCGGTTTTCTGCGGACATGATCTCTTCCACATTTTTGATAAAAATATTATCAACAGTCTCGTCATTGGGATTGTAAGGGAAAGAACGTGTCAAGTACAAATGCTTTTGATAGAGTAACATTTCGCAGGTGGAACGGTATTGAATCCAGTTCTCATGATACTTGTACAGTTTTGTAACGGATTCGATAATCACAATGATTGCACCCAGAATACCAATGATTATAGGTATTAAATCACACAATGAGGTGTAACCGGACAATAGAGGTATGAACGCGGCAAGAATGATTTCGACTACTTGAAATTGTTTATATCTTTTTTGCGCGTGTACTGATTTTTTATCATACCATTCAATTTGCGGATCAAGTCGAGTTGAAATATATTCATTGATGTCCATCATACCCTCCGTTTAAACATTTTTAGGTGGCTTAGTAATTTTCCAACAGATCATTAATTTTGATCGTCAGTCCCGGATAGACTCCGACCGGAATATCCTGCTCAAAGGAGTAGATTGCCGGAGCGGCGTCGTCTTCATAATGATAAACGGTAACACGCTCTTTGGCCGGGTCCACAATCCAGTATTCCCGGACACCGGACTGAGAATAAATGCCGTTTTTTATCCCGTAGTCCAGTTTGCGGCTAGATGGGGATACAATCTCGAAGATGAGGTCCGGAGCTCCGGAGCAGCCGCGGTCAGTCAGTTTGTTCGGATCACAAATTATGGAAACATCCGGTTCTACCCAGTCTTTATCGTCAGCATCGAGGTTAACAGCAAATGGAGCAGGATAAACCTCGCAGGAGCCGTGATGGTCAGCAATATAGTTTCCGATAATTCTTGAAATTGTGAAAACCAGTCTCTGATGGATTCGGCTCGGCGGTGCCATATCGTAGAACTTCCCATCAATCAGCTCAGCACGTTCGCCCTCTGGCAGATTCCAGTAATCTTCTGAGGTATAATGATTTTTCAATAATGGCATGTGAACACTTCCCTTCTGTGATAGTGTTGCGTTTTAAAATTAATTTCTACACAGCCTTCTAATAAGACACTCAATAATATCAGCATCCTCAGTTAATAAAGCATAAGATTTATTTCCTTGCTGCAATATGAGGGTCTTGTCATCAGATGTGGTATTTGTTAATTTACTCAGCGGAATTTCAAAAGCTTTTCGCTCCTGCATAAAGGATATTCTTTGGTTGGTGACGGAAAGAATACCATCGTAGGTTGTTGTGACATCGTCATAGATTTTTCTGCCGCCGGAACCGCCAGTTCGGACATACATTCCCTTTGCTACACGCATTGATACACCAGAGCTACGTCCAGTTGTGCCGACTGCCTTATTTTCAGTGATAGTAAGGGTTGCCGGTTGCTCTATGTACGCAATTTCGGATTGTTTCAAAAGTAGATGCGAATCAGCTATAGGTATCAGGTTCAGTGATTCAATATCAGCAAGTTTTTGCTTTTTAATTTCAGCAAGAGCGTTTTGCTGAGCAGCTATAGCTGCCTGTTGAGCTGATTTTTCGCGTTGCTTTTTATTAGAGTGTCGGACGGATAGAAATAATAAAAATGCTATAATTCCGCAAACTATTCCGAAGGATAAATTGTTCTTAGCGTTAGCACGTTGAGTAATTCCAACTAAGCATAGCATTGAGAAAAAGCATATTCCAAAAATTTTTACTATTTTCATTAGTATAGTCTCCTATATACTATTTTAACCTTAATTCAATCAGTTCTTTTTGATATCCTAATAAATGGGATATCTGGTCAATCGTATACTCCTCACATTCAGCAAGGATATCATCTCCAACCAGCAGTTCCATCGCAAAAGTGTTCGCTTCCACTTCGTAGCGGTGAGTATTGAATTGAGTCCGAGTGTCCATGAAAATGGCATTCGCATTTTTATGTAAGAACATATGCCCCAACTCATGCGCACAGACAAAGCTTTGTTCGTGCTTGGGAAGATTCTCATCTATATAGATAATATTGTTCCGTTGGAAATACTGATAAAAGCCGCGAACACCGATCAGCGGAGCATAAACAACGATGACATTCAGTCCGCGGATGATTGTAAAGGGATCTCTGCTTTGGTGCTTTCGCACTAGCGCGTTAACCCTTTTCTTTATATCCATAGGCTAGTCCTTTTTATATTTTTTAGGAGTATATTTTTCCTTATTCTTTTTCTTTGCCATTTCCATGCCAATTTGCATAGCTGCTAAAATGGATTCTACTGCTTCTGGACTGGCAGGATCACCGTCAAACATTAGCCCTTCCTGGGAAAGCAACTGTTCTTTTGTTTGATTAATAATTTTTTCAATATCCCGCTCATCTTTAGTTGTAAGTGGGAGTGAGTCTTTATTTTCCCCATTCAATAGATAATCCATAGTAACACCGAAATATTTTGCAACGGCATTTAACTTGTCGGCGTTTGGCGTTGATTTATCCCATTTTACGATGGTGCTGTTGCCGAAACCGAGTTCTGATTCAAGTGCTGGCAAGCTGATACCGCGTTCTTGCGCAAGTGTTTTTACGCGGTCTTTTAGAGTCATAATAATCTCCCTTCTAATACGAGAAAAAAATCTCGAAAAAGTATTGACAAAAAGAAAATATTCTCGTATAGTAGGGTGTGTAAAGAGAAAACATTCTCGTAGCACAAAGGACAGTCAATAAACTCCAATTTAAAAGACTGGATTTAAGAGAATATATTCATATCGCCTATTTGTATAATAGAATATTTTCTCATAAAAGTCAATATAAGAATGAGAATATTTTCTCTAATTGTGACAGGAGGTGAGATGGTGTTATTCGACAATATCAAAGAGCTTTGCGAGAAAAAAGGAGTATCTGTTTGGAAACTTGAAAAGGATTTAGGTTTTTCAAACAGAAGTATCAGCAAGTGGAACGAGACAGATCCAGGCATTCGCAAGGTTCAGAAAGTAGCCGGTTATTTTGGTGTTGCAATCGAAGATCTGCTGGAGTAGGAGGTGAGAAAGTGCTGAAAAATTTAAGAGCTGCGCTTGATCAGAAAGGCATTACTTTAAAGGCACTTGCGGCAGTGATTGGGGTTTCAGAGAAAACAGCTTGGAACAAGATCAATGAAGAAACAGTATTGAGCTATCCGGAGGCTTCCGTGATTTCGCGTGAACTTTTTCCGGAATACAAACCGGAGTACTTATTTGCATCAGACGAGGGTGAGGTGAGTTCGTGAAGAAACGAAAAAATAAGCCAGCCACTAAGAAGCAACCGACTTATTCCCCATCAATTAGAGTGAGGGTCGGTGACGGATGCGGCTATGATGTCATCCGTGAATACATAAAGGTAGCCGTAAGAGATGTTTTGGCCAGATGAAGTCATCAAGGTAGCGTTTTTTAATAAAATGAAATCATTTTCATTTGTTGCCTCAGTATAAGCATTTCCAGCTTCAGAAAATACAGAATCTAAAATACGTTCCTTGGTGTTTGCAGATTCTTTATCATCTGGTTGGCATGGAGTGCCGATGATTTGTCCGGCTGCAGTAAGAAGAACTAATCCCTGATTGTTCAGTTCGATGGACGCGTCATCGTTGTTGAGTTTGAGGTTACCGGCATGATGAATCATAGCAATCAAAGCTTTTTTGTTCATGATATGTGCTCCTTTCTACATGGGTATAGGTAGTATACAGAACAATTATTTCAGAGTCAAGCAATTTGTTACAAAGTTATTAAAAGTTTTACAAAAATTTTGAACGATTTTTAGAAACAAAATCGAAGATCTGTTGAAGTAGGAGGTGGTTATCATGTCAGGATTGCCACGGATGAGAACAGCTGCGCAGTGCGCGTCGTACCTGAAAGAAAACGATCCGGAGTGCTGCATCGGGGAGTGGACCATCCGGAAGATGATTGCGCAGAAGAAATTTCCGATCGTTAGAACTGGTACCAGGATTCTGATTAACCTGGATCAGCTGTTGAATTATCTGGCAAATGGGGAGGAGGTGGACAACGATGGCGAAGCTTAATTTTGTACAGTCCCAGCACCCGCGGATGCTCAGCTATGTGGAGTGCCGGAGCGATCCGGTGTTTTACCTAGTCGAGAGTGTACCGGAACCAGAACCGGAACTTGATCTGGATGATCTGGCAGGCAAGGTGATGTTTGACATCTGCGCGGTGTTTGCGGGATGCGTGGCCAGCGCACTGCTGGCGGGAAGGTGAAAGGAAGTGAGGAGATGACGCTGGAGCAGTTTGTAAAGCCGATTGATGGGCATGCAACTTTCACTATTTACAAGGATGGTCAGCCGTTTCTGTCTGATGGAAGTTTTGATTATGCCGTGCTGCCGGATGAGGATTGGGAAGAAACTAAGGCACAATGGCGGCGCAGAGAGCCGACTTGTATGTCACAGACCGAATGGTGGCCGGAAGTAAAGGACTTGGAAGTAACATGCTGGAATGTTGCAGGATTTGGTTATGGCGATGCACTGACGATTGTCTTTCTAAAGTCGGCAGAAAAAGAAGAAACCCCAGAAGCGGCAACTTCCGGGGAATCAGGTAAATAAAAAAACAATTTACAGTCTCATTATAGGTGAGGCGCGGAGGGAAATCAAGATGGTAAAAGTGATTATTGAGATGGATGGAAAGAAAGTTTTCGAGCAGGAAAGTGAATTCGCGCATGTTCTCGTCGGGACCCGCGATGAGAGTGATAAAGGCTACAACCAGATTTCGGGTCTTGTTGGTACCATTAAAAACCCAGTGTATTTCCCGGGGATGGCGGTGAAAGGGATGTCCCAGGTGATGAAAGAAGCATGTGAAGGAGACAAGAAAGCATATCTGCTGTTGCTTTCTTCAGCTCGGATGAGACTTGATGAGATTCTGGAGGCAGAAGTTGCCAGCAACATAGCGGCTGCGAAGGATGCTTTACTCGCGGCCATCATGGTAGGTCTGGAAGAAGGAGAAAAGAAACGAGATGGCAGAGAACATTAGATGTGAAATCTTGGAAACATTTATCGAGTTTCCTGAAACCCGTGGTTATCATCTGGAGCTGAACCTGGTCAAGTGGGGAGACAATGAACCGAAGTATGATCTCCGGCGCTGGAATGAGGATCGTTCCAAGATGACCAAGGGTGTTACCTTATCGAAGGAAGAACTGCTCATCTTACAGGACGAGCTTTCAAATATTAAATTTTAGGAGGATTTAATCATGAATATTACCGTAACATTTGACAGCTTGACGGAAGTAAAGGAATTTGCCGCCATGTTCGGTGGACAGGCCACAGAGATTAAGGCATCGGATCCGGTGATTCCGCAGGATATTGCAACACCGCTGACAGCTCCACAGCCCGCAGTACCGATTGCACCGGTGGTACCCGCAGCACCAATCCAGACCGGCGCTCCGGTAGCCACTGTGGTTCCTGTACAGCAGCCTGTAGTTCCGACGGCTCCGGTACAGCCGGCGGCACCAATTCAGCCGACGGCCTCTGCAGCTTCACCGGTTCCAACTGCGCCAGTCCCGCAGGCCGTCCCGACCAGCACACGTACCTACACTCCGGACGAACTGGCGAAGGCTGCCATGCAGCTGATGGATTCCGGAAGACAGAATGAGCTTTTGGAGCTGCTGCGGCAGTTTGGAACAAACTCGATCCCGGCACTGCAGCCGTCCCAGTATGGCGCTTTCGCAACAGCTTTAAGAGGAATGGGGGCACAGATCTGATGGGAGGGCATGCAGAGCGGACTCACTCAACCTTAAGCCCGTCCAATGCCTACCAGTGGATGGCCTGCACGCCAAGCGTAATCCTGGGGCTGCAGTTTCCGGATCCGTCATCCGCGGCGGCAGAGGAAGGGACTCTGGCCCATGAGCTCGCGGAACTTAAGGTTCGGAACTACTTCTTTACCATCGACTTCGGCAAGCGGAAGCTGAATGCTGAGATCAAGAAGCTGAAGGCAAACGAGATCTGGGACGATGAGATGATGGGATATACCGATGACTATCTGGATTACATCAAGTCCGTGGCACTGAAATTCCCGGTATCACCGCACGTCGATATTGAGAGACGGGTGGACCTGTCATCCTACATTCCGAATCTTCCGGACGAGGATCCGGCTTCCGGAAGCGCGGACTGTATCCTGTTGGGCGCCGGAGTCATCCATGTGATTGACTTCAAGTACGGAAAAAGCCCAGATGGCCGTGTGAGTGCAGAACATAATCCCCAGATGATGCTTTACGCACTGGGCGCCTATGAGTCATACAGGATCCTGTATGACATACATACGGTTCGTATGACCATTGTGCAGCCAAGACTCTCAGACGGTATTTCCGAGTGGGAGTGCAGCCTGGAAGATCTTCTGAAGTTTGGCGAGGAAGTAGAAAAGAAGGCAGCTCTTGCCATCCAGGGAATCGGGGATTTTGCCCCGGGGCCAAAAACCTGCAGGTACTGCAGGGCCAGAGGCCTTTGCAGAGCCCGTGCGGAAAAGAATGTGGAGCTTGCGTTTATGTCCGGAACAGACCCTGCGTTACTCACTACAGATCAGCTGGGTGAGTATCTGAAGAAGGGGCAAGATGTTGCAAAGTGGCTGAAGGATATCGAAGAGGTAGCTCTGAAGGAGAGTCTTGCAGGAAATGAAGTTCCTGGTTGGAAAGCCGTTGCCGGAAGAACCACCAGGGACTGGACCGACATGGACGCAGCATTTGCGAAGCTGGAAGCGGACGGCATCCAGCCGGAAATCTTGTGGGAGAGAAAGCCCCTCTCCCTTGCCCAGGTGGAAAAGGCTGTGGGCAAGAAGATATTTGCGGAAAGTGTAAGCGAATTCGTAACCAAGAAGACCGGAAAGCCGGCACTGGTGGAGACATCAGATAAGAGACCGGCTATCACCAATAAGATTAGCGCCGCGGAGGCGTTCAAGGAGGAAAACGAACATGAATGAGATGACGAACGTAACAACCGGAGAAGTAAGATTCAGCTATGTACATGTATTTAAGCCTTATGCCGCACAGCCTGGCCAGGAGGAGCGCTACAGTGTGACTGTTCTGGTGCCGAAGACTGATACAGACACCATGGCCCGCATCAATGCTGCGATCGAAGCGGCAAAGCAGAGAGGGGTTTCCGATAAGTGGAATGGCGTGTGCCCGCCGATCGTGCCGACTCCTGTGTATGACGGTGACGGCGTGAGACCTTCCGATGGCATGCCGTTCGGAGAGGAGTGTAAAGGACACTGGGTATTCACTGCCGGAGCCAAGGTAGATTATCCGCCGGAGGTCGTAGACCGTATGGGCAATCCGATCATTAACCAGTCCGAAGTTTACAGTGGCATGTATGGCCGTGTGAACGTGACCTTTTATCCGTACATG